TCACCTGATTTGTCTGTTATAGAAAAAGATTTAGCAGTTATAAATGAACACATGTCTACAGTAAATACACACATGGAGTTTGTTAGTAAAGAAATTGATTTGTTTAAGGAAGAAGTTACTTTAATTAAAGATAATGTTGATGAACAAATTAAATATGTAAAGGAAGTCAAGGTAGAAGTTAGAGAAGATATGCGACACCTTGAAAGTATTGTTAATGATGTTGAGTCAGATTTACAGGAACAGCAAAAAGATATTAAAGAAATGATTGACATTGCTGAGAAAAGATTTGATGACAGAAGAGATTCTCTTTATTCTGATACAGATAGAAAGATTAAAGAGTTAGAAGAGAGGCTCGGTAGTAAACTACAAAGAGCTTTAGATAACCCACTAGCAAACTAGGAGAGTATTATGATGAAGAAAAAGAAAGGTAAAGGTAAAGGCGGTAAAGGAAGGAAGGGTTACTAGAATGAAAGGTGTAAAACACTATAAAAAAGATGGCACGGTTCACAAAGGAAGTATGCACAAAATGAAAGATGGTACTTTACATTCAAACAAATCACATACTAAAACAAGTGTTAAATTATTTCATTTTAAAGACCTGAGTAAAAAAGCAAAGGTCAAGGCTAAAGGTAAATAATGGCAGTAACTTACAGAGGTGAAACTTTTGCAGGATATAACAAACCTAAGCGTTCATCTAAAGGTAAAAAATCGCACGTAGTCCTTATTAAAGATGGTGGTAAAGACCGTATGATACGGTTTGGTGAGAAAGGAGCTTCTACTGCAGGTAAACCTAAAGCTGGTGAGTCTGCTGCAATGAAAGCTAAACGTAAATCATTTAAGGCTAGACACGCTAAGAACATAGCTAAAGGTAAAACCAGTGCAGCGTACTGGGCAAACAAGGTGAAATGGTAATGGCTAAACGAGGACTATACGCAAACATTAATGCTAGGAAAAAGAAAGGTATTAGTAGAAGTAAAAAAAAATCTACTATCAGCAAAAAAGCCTATGCTAATATGAAAAAAGGATTTAAAAAGAAATGAATGATGAGCTTAGTAGAATGCAATTACAATTAGACAAACACTCTGGACAAATAGCAAAGCTGTTTAGCAAGATTGATGATACTAATTTATGTATACAAAAGATTAACACTTCTTTACTTCAGATTAAATGGGGTGTCTTTGGTGCATTTGCTTGGTACATTATAGGACAAGTAGGAATTATAGAGGCAATGAGGTTAGCAATATGATAACATTCTTAACTAATGTAGCACCAATAATGTTAGGCTTTGTTGGTAAGTTGTTTGCATTAAAGAGTCAAGCAGCAGCAGAAAACCAGAAGCTAATGATACAAAACTTGCAAGCACGCAATGATTCTATTAATCAAGCTAGAGATAGAGCAGACAAAGAGAGTCCAATGGCTGCTATGAATAGAAGAATTATTATATTAGTTATACTTGCATTAATTATTTTTACACAAGTGGCACCTGTATTTTTTAATGTACCAACAGTAATACCTACAGTAACAGAAGGATTTAGTTTCTTTGGTATTCAGTTTACACCGGACATAGTAGAGTACATACAAATACAAGCTGGTTCTGTATTAAAGATGGATGAAATATTTGGATGGGCAACCATGATAGTAGAGTTCTACTTCGGTGCACAATTAGCAAAAGGAAAATAATATGACATATAGACAAGTTATTAATTCAGTCTTACGTAGACTACGAGAAGATAGTATAGGTAGTGACTGGTCAGGAGCATTAATAGATGCTTCTGGTCCATCAGATTATCAAGTATTAATAGGTGACTTTGTTAATGAAGTTAAAAGAGAAGTAGAAGATGCTTGGGATTGGACAGCACTAAGACGTGTAGAAACAGTAGCTACTGTACTTAACACACGTAGCTATAACTTGCCTAGCACATCTCAACGTACTAGAACACTATCCGTACAGGAACAAGAACAAGGACAAATGTTACAAGGTGTACCTGATTCATGGATTAGGTCTACACAATATCCTACTGATAGCTCAGGTGTTCCTTCTTACTTTTCTATTAATGGAGTAAGTAGTGGATTGCTTACAGCACAGTTATATCCTAAGCCTGATGGTGTTTATAACATAAACTTCTACATGCTTGACCCACAAGATGACTTAACAAATGCAACAGATACCTTGACATGTCCGGAGTTTCCTGTTATAATGGGGGTATGGGCACGAGCTATCGCTGAACGTGGCGAAGATGGAGGTACATTGTCAGACATGGCACAGATGCAATATCAACAAGCATTATCAGATGCAATTCAACAAGACGTAGGTAGACACTCAGATGAGGTAATTTGGAATGGCGTCTAAACCAATACAACCCCTTGTATTAGACTCTATAGGTATCTATGGATTAAACAGGCAGTCATCTGCTTCTAGTTTACCACCACAGTTCTTAACAACAGCTAACAATATTATGTTAGATGAGAAGGGACGTGTTACTACTAGAGAAGGAATTAAACAAGTAACAGATAACCTACATACTGGTAGTTTAGATACTGACGGTAATCCTACAGCTAATACATTAAAAGTTAAATCATTAGGTGAGTATAGAAGCATAACAGGAGCTACTACTTTATTTGCTGGAGCTGGTGCTAACATTTATAAAATTAATGTAGCTAATACTCCTTACACTTTAGATGCACAAACTTTTGGTGGCTCTGCAACTACTAAGACTGACGGTAACTGGCAATTTACAAACTTTAATAACCAGTTCTATGCTGTACAAGCAGGTAATAAACCTATTAATTATGATGGTACTACATGGAAAGATTTAGAAGATGTAGGAAGTTATGCTGCACCTTCTGGAGTTACAACTTTTACACCTTCTTGTGTTTTAGGTGACTATGGTAGAATATGGACAGGAAACATAGGTGAGAATAAAGATGTAATTTATTATTCTGATACATTGATTGGACATAAATTTAATGGTGGTGCGTCAGGTTCAGTAGATTTAAAAACTGTATGGTCAGGTGACGAGGTTACAGCACTAGCTTCTTTTATGGGTAAGCTAGTTATCTTTGGTAAGAATAACATTGTTATCTACAACGACCCTTGGGACCCAGCAGCATCTACCTTTCAATTAGATGAAGTTATTGAAGGTGTAGGATGTGTAGCTAGGGATTCAGTACAGGTTATTGGTGATGACATTGTATTCCTAAGTTCATCAGGTGTACGCTCATTAGCTCGTACAATGGTACAGGACAAGATGCCATTGACAGATTTAAGTTTAGCTGTTAAAGATGAAATAAGAACACATATTGTTACTGCAGATTTAAATAAAGTTAAAGCTCAATATGATTTATCTACTGGAACATATTTATTAGGATTTGGTGGTAAAAATATTCTTTATGTCTTTGACTTTAAGGCTACAACCCCTGAAGGTGCTCCACGTATAACAACTTGGAACTTTGACACTAAGAAAAATCCTGGTGCTTTGTTATCCACTGATGATTTTTTATATATTGGATTAGGAGAAACAAACTACTTTGGTAAAGTAGCTACTTACTCAGGGTTTTATGATGTAGAGAAAAAAAATGTTACTGCTAGTTTTGGCAATCAATCAGCATGTACAACTGCTGGACACACATGGGAAGCTACTACAAGTAAATGCTATCAAGATATAGACAACACATATCAAGCAGATTTTAAAACTACTTGGCTAGACTTTGAACAACCGGGTATATCTAAGTTCCTAAAAAGATTCTTAGCTATATGGTCAGGTGGTAAGAACATGAATGTAACACTTAACTGGTTTAGAGATTACAATGTTAATCCTACATCAGCTAACTTTACATTAGACCCTACCACTGGTGGAGTTAATTATTTGTGGGGACAAGGTAAATATGGCAATGCCAAGTATGCTACTGCTTTTCAACCTACAGAGTACAAAGTATCTATGTCAAAAGCAGCTAAGGTTGTTAGACTACAGATAATACAAACGGTATCGGGGTTTAAAGCTTCTTTACAAAACATTTCTATTTGGGCAAAACAAGGGAAAATACGATGAGTAATTATAATTTACAAATAGCTTGGTCAGGTAAGGATGCTTTAGCAGACTCAGACCCTGACAAAGTAGTCAGTGGTGGTGATTTTAATACAGAGTTTCTTGCTGTTAAAACTTCTGTTAACTCTAAAGCAGATTTAGCAAATACCAGTCAGGTAGTCACTGCTGCAACAGCAGCTGCTGGAACCAATACTAATCAGGTAGCAACAACTGCGTTTACAACTGCTGCAATTACAGCTAACAATCCTGCTGAAACAGGTGCTGGCTCTAATGGTTTTGGCACTAGAACAATAAGTGCAAACGCTGCTAGTGGTGGCTCTGATGGTGATATACATTATCAAGTAACCTAATGCCAACTACTAAAGTAAAACAAGGTGGAGCTTTTAAAACTGTTACTGCAATGGAAGTTAAACAGGGTGGTGTTTGGAAATCAGTTCTTACAGGAAGTGTTAAACAAGGCGGTGCTTGGAAACCTTTCTTTCAAAGAACATATAATTTAGTTATTTCTAGCAACACAAACAAAATAGATTTAGATACTTTATTAAATGCTACACAAAAATCAGGTGATGTTAATGTAACTATTAACTCTGGTGTTTATGTTTATTCAGATAATACATCTACTCCTGCTTTTTTAACTGGTAGTGGAATAGCTGGTGTCTTAACTATTATTAACAATGGTTTTATTTATGGTGCTGGTGGTAATGGCGGTACTGGTGGTCATTATAGCAGTGGTAATGGAGGTTCTGGCGGTACTGGTGGACCAGC